ATTACTGGAACTATAGCAACCGCACAAATTGCTGATGATGCTGTTACTTTTGCAAAAATGCAACATACAACTACAGCTAACAGAGTTTTAGGTGCTGCTTCTGCTGGAGCTATTGGAGAAGTACAAGTCGCAACAGACATGATAGCTGATGACGCGGTAACTGCTGACAAATTAGCAGATACATCTGTTTCTGCGGGAAGTTACACTCTTTCATCTATTACAGTTGATGCACAAGGAAGAATTACTGCAGCTTCATCTGGAACTGCGGGATCATCTGGAATAAACGAATTATTAAGTAAACCAGGACCATCTTCTGGAACTATAACAGCTTCAGCCCCAGCAACTGAATTATTAATTTATGCTGCTTCAGGTGGAGGAGGTGGAGGTGGCCCAGCACCGAGACACAATCCAAATAGTGGTGGATCTGGTGGAGCTGGATTATTCGGTTACTATCAAGTGCCAATAAGTGCACCGTTCTCACAACCATATGCTGTTGGTGGAGCTGGATCGGGTGGAAACCCAGGAAATTATAACGGCCCTGCCGGTGGAGCAGGTGGAGCCACATCTATTACTAATGCTTTCAACATCAACGGTGGAAACGGTGGTAATGGTGGTGGTAACTACAACAACGGAAGTCCCGGAAGTGCTGGAACAGCTTCAGCTACAGATTTAGAAGACTCTGCAGCCCAAGGTGAACCATACAGAATAGTAGATGGTCAATGTGGTAAAGCAGGATCAGTAGCTAGTGCAGGAGTTGCTGGCGCATTAGTAGTTTATGAAAGGTAATTAATTATGGCTAAATTCGGATTATTTGATATTGAACATAAATATTTAAAATTTATTGCTGAGGATGAAACTGAAAGAGATCTAATTTTAGGTTACAATCCATGTTGTAAAGCAATTGCGATAAGTGATGCGCAGTTTGAAAATGCAGGTAACTATAATCTTCAACTAGATATTGATGATAGTGATAATGTTGTTGAGTCTGCAATGGAAACAGCTATGTATGCTGCAGACGATTTAGCAACATGTAAATCAGACCAAGAAGTTTTTACAGCTAGATGGGTTAGATCAATTGATTTTGCTTTAGCAAAATTACCAGCAGATCATCCAGATAGAACTACTTGGAGTACATTTAAAACAAAATTGTATGAAGTAAATTTAGATACAGCAGGTTTAACATTTCCTCCTAACAAATCATTTATGCAATGGTTTTCAGAACAAGATGGTGTTCCTGCAAAAAAAGGGTTGCAAATTCCATTCATCTAGATACATAATCAATTAATGTCCAAGTTGATTGAATTTAATGCACATCCTGATTTATATAAAATAAAACATCTTCAACCTAGACCTATTAAATATTTTTTACCTGAGTGGTATAAAAAAGTAGAAGAGCATAATGTTTTAAAACCTAATATTAAAGGATGCATGCCTTTCTTAGATGGTATTAGTGCTGGTTATGTAATACCACTGCCTGTTACTGTAAAAATAGATTTTAACAAATATAATGATGAATTAAAAAAGAATGACATATTCTGTAAATTTTCTTTTAATGAGTCTAGGGCTTCAAAAGAGTATTGTCTTTCATTGAATGTAAATTTTGGACATGTAGAAGCACACGGAATAGGACAAGTTGGTGGTGAGAATTCTTTTGTATCTGCAAAAAATAAAAATTTACCTATTCTTAAAATACTTAATCCGTGGACAATTAAAACCCCACCAGGTTATTCTTGTCTTTTTCAAGCACCTATATTAAACGAAAATGATTATTTTCATGCAATATCAGCTATTGTTGACACAGATACTTTTGTAGATAAAGTTAACTTTCCAGTAATTATAAATGGAGATAAATATGATAAATTTGATAAAGTATTTGAATCTGGATTACCTTTTGTACAAGTAATACCATTTAAAAGAGAAACATGGAAACATACGATTGGTGAACATAAAGAGGATTGGACTTGGTTAAATACTTATTATACGAGAATATTAAACAGATATAAAAGTTTTTCATGGAATAGAAAAAAATGGATGTAAAAGATTTAATACTTATTAAGGATGATGTTATACCATACAGTGCATTATCGTCTTTTTTAAAATGGATAAATAATCAGAGTGAGCAATTCGAACAAGCAAAAGTAGTTGAAAGTAAAAATGTAAAAGATGTTGTTGATGAGTCTATTAGAAAAGTACAAAATTTTACTCTTAAACAATTCTCAAAATCACAAACAGAAATACATTGGGTAAATTTTTTTATTAAAAATTTTATTGATCAGATACATGCTTATCAAAATCATTTTAAAACTAACTGTGCTGTTGATGGTATTTTAGAAATAACAGTTTTAAAATATATAAACTCAGGACATTATTCTTACCATTGTGATCATTGTAAAAGTCACCCAAGAACATTATCATTAATTTATTTATGTAATAATGATTACGAAGGTGGAGATTTAGTATTTGGCTCTATTGATAAACAACATGAAATTTTAAGAGTAGAAAAAGTACCTAACAGATTAATTATATGGCCAAGTAATTATGTTTATCCACATAAAGTAGAACCAGTAAAGAAGGGAACAAGGTATTCAATTGTATCATGGGCACTATAAGAGAAGAAAAATATAAAATAGTAAAAAATTTTTTAACACCTGCTGAGGTTGATTTATCAAAAAAATACATGTTAATTAAACATAAAGTAAATCAAACAGATTTTGATTATCAACAAAATAACAATTGTGATTCACGTTTTTATAAAGATCCTTTAAGTGAAACTTTTATAATAAATAAAAAACCTTTAATGGAAAAAGAAACTAATTTAGAATTATTACCAACATACTCATTTACTAGGGTATATACTTACAATTCTGATTTACCAAAACACAAAGATAGATCTTCTTGTGAGATATCAGTAAGTGTAATGATTGCAAGTGATGGGACTAGATGGCCTTTTTACATGGATGAAAAAGAACTAATTTTAGAACCTGGAGACGCTTGTATTTATTTGGGTTGTGAATTAATTCATGAAAGAAAACCGTACACTGGAGACTACCATGTGCAAACTTTTATGCATTATGTAGATAAAAATGGTCCATATACCGATCAAGCACATGACGGGGGCATAGCTTTATATAACTTAGACTAAGTTTATTTTTATGTGATAAAATGGTATAATTTAGAATGCCTTTGACAAATGTATTAATACAACCAGGATTTAACAAACAAGTAACTGAAGTTGGCGCGGAAGGTCAATGGACAGATGGAGATTTTGTAAGATTTAGATACGGACTGCCAGAAAAAATTGGTGGTTGGGAAGAAATATTATCAAGCACATTAGTTGGAGCTGCAAGAGAACAATTTACTTGGGCAGACTTAGATGGAAGAAGATATGCTGCTATAGGAACAAACAAGCTATTAGTTATTTATTATGAAGGAGCTTTCTACGATATAACTCCATTAGACACAGCTCTTACAGGTTGCACTTTTGATACGGTCAATACAAGCGCAACTGTGACTGTAAATAAAGCAGCACATGCATTAGAGCCTGGAGACTTATTTACATTTACTTCTGTGACTCCTCCTACAGGAGCAGGTTACACAGATGCAAATTTTGAAACAAACACATTCCAAGTAGTAACGGTGCCTGATATAGATTCGTTTACTATTACAATGGCTAGCGCAGCAGGAACAACGGTCAACGGATCCGGGACAGCGACTGTAAATCCTTATGTAAAAATAGGAAACCTTTCACAAACTTACGGGTTTGGTTGGGGTACTGGACTATGGGGTGGTGGACAATCCGTTTTCGGAACTTTAAACGGAGGCTTAAATGATGACACTGCTGGAACAGGAGGATCTGGGACATCCATAACTCTTGCATCAACAACGGGATTTCCAACAACAGGGACTATAAAAGTTGGAGCAGAATTTATTTCTTACACTGGTATTTCATCAAATGACTTGACTGGTATTACTAGAGCTACTGGAGGAACAAGATCGGCACACTTAAGCGGAGCTGGAGTAGAATACTACACAGGTTGGGGACAAGCATCTTTATCTGCAACTCTTAGTATTGATCCTGCCTCTTGGTCTTTAGATAATTTTGGCCAACAACTTATTGCTACTATAAAAAATGGTAGATCATTTTCTTGGAATCCTACTGCTGCAGATCCAAACGCATTACAAACTAGAGCTGTAGTAATTTCAAATGCACCAACTGCTTCTGTGATGTCAATGGTATCTGACAGAGATAGACATTTATTTATGTTTGGAACAGAAACAACTATAGGAACACCCGGATCTCAAGATAAAATGTTTATTAGATTTTCAGACCAAGAAAATATATCAGATTACACAGCAACCTCAGTTAACACTGCAGGTTCTTTTAGATTAGACTCAGGCACAAAAATAGTAGGAGCTGTTAAAGGTAAAGATTATACTTTTGTTTTAACAGACGCATCTGCATATGTTATTCAATTTGTTGGCCCACCTTTTACTTTTAGTGTTAGACAAGTAGGTTCTAATTGTGGTGCGATTGGTCAACAAGCAATTAAATATGTAAACGGAGCTGTTTATTGGATTGGAGAGTCGGGAGGATTTTTTGTATACGATGGTACTGTAAAAGCATTACCATGTCTTGTAGAAGATTTTGTGTTTAAAACTACAGGAGATAATTTAGGTATAAACTATGATGCTGGTGAAGAAGTTTACGCTGGGTTAAATCATTTGTATGAAGAGATAATTTGGTTTTATGCTAAATCAGGAAGCTCATCGATTGATAGATGTGTAACGTACAACTATCAAAACCAAACTTGGACTACTGGTTCGTTAGCTCGAACAACATGGGTTGACGCATCTCTTTACTCTGCACCTTATGCAACTGAATATAATACAACAGGTGTTCCAACCTTTCCTACGATACAAGGTGTTACCAACATTAATGGTTCTACAACTTATTATGCTCATGAAGTAGGAGTGAACCAAGTAGATTCTGCAGGTAATAAAACTGCAATACCTGCTTTTATACAATCTGGTGATTTTGATTTAACAGTAGGTGGAGATGGTCAAATGTTTATGAGTATGAAAAGATTTGTGCCAGATTTTAAAGTAATTCAAGGAGATGCAAGAATAACAATTTTATTAAAAGATTATCCACAAGATTCGAATACATCTTCTCCTCTAGGACCATTTACAGTTAATTCATCAACTGATAAGGTTGACACAAGGGCAAGATCAAGATTTGCAAGTTTAAAAGTAGAGAATACCTCTACAGACCAGAATTGGAGATACGGAACTTTTAGAGCAGACATACAACCAGATGGTATGAGAGGATGATAAATAATAATAACATGGGCATAGTCCCTTTAGCAAATGAACAAGAGTTGGGAATTCTACCTGAAAGAGGTCCTGTAGAATTACCAAGTCCATTTGAAATTGGTAAAAATATTGCTAAACAAAAAGCCTTTGAAACTATTGGAAGAAAAGTAGGATTACCTGCATTAGGTCAGGTGCTTGGTATGAATAGTTTATATTCTAACCCATTTGGTTTGGCCTTACTTGGCCCTGTTGGTTTAGGTATCGCTGCATTAGGAGGAGGCATCCGAGATAGGTTTATGAACTATAGACAAGCTAAAGAAACAAAGAAAGCTATTCAAAGAGAATCAGTAAGTGATTTACAAGGTAGAATTGACAAAGGAGAATTTGGTTCAAACACTCCTACACCACAAGATGACCGTAGAGGAGGTCAATATACAGGTGGATCACAAGGTGGTGGAAGATCTGCTGCTGCTAGATCTGCAGGCACGGAAGCTGCACGAGGCGCAGGATTTGGAGGAAGACTCCATGGCTAGAGTTGATATTGTAATACCAGAACCTACAAAAGAATATACTGAAGAAAACCAAAGACAAGTAAATCAATCTTTACGAACGATGCAAGATAAGTTAAACACTTCTTACCAACAAGAATTAAAAAATGAACAAGATACTTTTAATTATTTTTTATCATGACAATACAATTTAAAAATGCAGGCATAAACTTAACAACAACTGGCACTACTTCAGTTTTAACATCACCAACAAATGCAAGATGTTTAGTTAAACAAATACAAGTAGACAACGCATCAGGGTCACCGGTTAATCTATCTGTGCAATTTACAGATACTTCTGCATCATCTACTTTTAGAATAAGAAACAAAGCCATACCTGCAAACGAGGTTGTGGATATTATAAATCAAACCTTAGTATTAGAAGAGGGTGATATTTTAAAAATGACTGCTGGTACAGCAAATGAATTACAAGGTATAGTAAGTTACGCACAAATAGACAGATCACAGGAAAATGGCTAGACAAAAGTTTGTAAGCTTTACTCCAAGACCAAAACCTAGAAAAAGGCCAGGTCGTCATACAAAACGATTAAATAAACACGTCAAACGGTCATTTAAAAAATACAACCGCCAGGGAAGATGATTGATTTAAAAAAGCTACAAGACATTGTTGATTCTGTAACAATTTCTTTATCGGAGGATGATGTCTTTGAATTTTTAAAAATTAGAAAAAGATGGCCTTACAGATACCCGTGGAATCAACCTTCTGTTGAAATACTATCTAACAATGGTAATTTACAAAGTAATTATATTTTTGATGCAGATTCATATTTAAATTATGATAAATGGAAAGAAATGTATAATTTAGGATACACATCAGTTATTTCAAATATTCTAGATTTGAATGAAAACCTAAGAATTTTGCAAAAAGAACTTTTTTACGCAACTGGTTTGAATGTAGGTGCTAATTTTTATTTTTCTCGACCTGGTCAACAACCTAGTTTTGATGCACATAAACATCCATATGATGTTATAGTAAAACAAATTTATGGTGAGTCTACTTGGTCTATAAACAACAAAAGTTTTTTACTACAATATCAAAAGTCTTGTATTGTGCCAAAAAATAGTGTACATCAAGTCTTAGATAAGAATGTAAAAAAATTATCTTTAACAATTAATATTGAGTAAATTATGAACGATATACCAAAGATACCTGCAGAGGCGACAGAGATTATCAAACATAAAAGAACTGGAAAAGTGTATGCTAGCAAAGCTGAGTTTGATAATGATGTTGCTGATCCCAACACTGATACTACTGCTGATGATTTTAGACAAGACTTGGAAATCAAAGTAACTAGAGTTACCATGGGTGCACATACAAAAAAATAATGCAATTTTATTTTCTTAAAAATAACATTGAAATTAAACTTACTTGGAAAGAACGACTTAGTTTATTTTTTGCTGGTAAAATAATTTTAAATAGACTTGCTAGTTATAAACTCAATGCATCATTATTAAAAATATGTGCAGATAATTCAATTAAGTATGGAGATTCTAAAGAACACGGCCAACTTAATCGTGATGTTTAATCTTGTAGACAACTTTTATAGCTCAAATAATCTTGGTTTAATTGTAATTAATTTTCTTAATTTACATTTTCAAGCAAATCACGAACCTCATGAAACTTATTTTGGAGGAGATAGATTATTAGGATATCCTACACATGAGACTTCTAAATTAAAAGATGAAGGTGCATTAAGTCCTTATAATATTTTTAAAAATACTTGGGAAGAAAAAACAAGTATCAAACCATTGCTAATTAAAACTTTCTTTAGAAAAACAAAATTAGACGAATGTAAAAATTCACCGTCTTGGGGACAATATAAACCACATAGAGATTCTAAAAATTTTGACATAGCTGGTTTGATATATTTTAATTCAAATAGACTTGATGATGGGACTTACATTTTTGAAAAAGAACAAGATTATGAACCTACTGTTATCATCGGATCAAAATATAATA